CTTGCAACTCAGGATGTCCAATTGATGCCTTGTTAAAAGAATCCAAAGTAGAACCCATCAACCTAAACATGTATGCAAAGGTTGCTGCAAATAGCATGACAAATAGAATCAAATATATTATGACCGATACGTCATTCATTTCTTTTTAAAGACTCCAAATTTTGCTAGTAAATAAACTGATAATGATGTCCAAAAGACGACCTCTAATCCAATGTTATTCATCGTTTAAATATCCTTTGAATGGGAACTTGTTTAATTCTATCTATGATATCAGTTTCTATTTTATCTAAAATATTAACATCAAGATGCATGAATGGTGGAATGATACCAAGCATTCTAAGTAAACCATCTACAAATAATGCCAGTGTAGTAAATCCCAATATCATACTGATAACTGTAGCGTCACGGTTATGTTTACGCATTGACTCTTCGTCAATCCGTTTTGCTTCATCAACTGCTTTTTCAACAGCGAAAGCAATCATAACATCAACTTCTTGTTTAGTGTATGCTACTTTTTTGATTTTTTCTTCTGACATAGAATCTCCTAAATCTGAAAGAGGAAACTCTCTAAGTAGGTTTACCATTATCCTCCATCGATATCACAACCAATCATAGATCCACCGACAATTCCCAAAGGTATTGCCCACCAACGACCGTCTCCTTGTGATAGTGCTGCACCTGCACCTCCTCCTAGGATTCCTCCAAGGATTGCTCCTTCACTACACTCATTACCATCAGGTGATGGAGTTCTGTAGATTCTTGAAGCATTACCACCGCCACCATTATAGTAGCAAGGAACTGCTATCTTTTCTCTGTAAGATCTAACGTAACCAGGCGACCTAGATGTGCCAGGAACGTACTCTTCTCGATATTCATAACGATAACAATTATGTTCGTATGCATATCCTCCGACAGACTCATACGCTTGACGATTACTTCTGTCTCCAATGCTTTCAAAAGCATTTGCAGGAACTGCGGTAAGTAACATAATTGCAGCAAGGGCGGTTTTCATAGTGTATCCTTTTGTATGTTTTAATTATACTAGAAAAGGAGGGTCTTTACAACCCTCCTTGTGCCAGTTTATAAACTGTCTAGTCCTCTTCAGCAAGTTTTGCGAAGTAAGAAAGTTCTACGTCATCCTCAGCAGGGGCAGAGGCAACTGCTTTCTCACGGAAATCTTTTACTTCAGATGCCCACTCTTGAGGAGCAGGTTTAACATCTTCAAAAGATTCATCAGGACGTGGGGCAGAAACAGTGTTACCAAGAACTAAACTAAGACGTGCCTTGAGTTGATCATAAGACTTGAAGTTCTTAGGATTCTCAAACTCAGCAAGAGAGTATCCCTCTTTCCAAATTTGTTCTAGACGAGCATCGTCATAGTCACCTAGTGTATGAGGTGTGGCAAATTCAGACTTGTCATAGTTCCAGTAACCATCGACCTTGCGGATCTTCAACTTGAAGTCTGCACCCTTCCAGAAGTTGAAAGGATCGATAGGTGTCTCGTCTGCAAATGCAGGTTGCATTGCTTCAACGAGTTTATCAAAAATCTTTTTACCGTATTTGTATAAGAAGACCTTACCCTCGTTCTCAGGGTGTGCAGGATCACTCACAACATAGATGTTAGAGTAGTAAGAAAGTTTTCTTTTCTGTGCTCTTGCTTGTGCACGTTCAGAAGAACCTTCACCCGCAGCGTTCCAGAGTTCAGTATTGTATTCTGAAACAGGGTCTTGTTTACCAAGTGTTGTCAATGAGTTTTCGATATACCATTGACCACCAGGACCTTTGAAGGCATGTGACCAGACCTTAGCAAAAGGTAAATCCTCTCCATCAGGAGCAGGAAGGAATCTGATAACAGCATAACCGTTACCTGATTTATCTAACTCAGGTTTCCAAAGACGCTCATCAGCACCAGTGTTTCCTTGAGTAGGTTGGTTGAGTTTTTCGATCTCTTTAGTCAACCTAGCAAAAGTATTACCTGTGCTAGATGCTTTTTTAAGTGATGCGAAAGACATAATTGTATTCTCCGTTTTAGTGTATTTGGTTTGATACTACTGTATAATCGTAGCATATTATATAGGTGTTGTCAAGATCACGATCCAAATCTAAAGTGACTAGATCCTGACAAAGGGGTATACCATCCAGTGAGTATGAATTTACTACCACTTAGAGGAGGTAAACCCCTGTGTAAATGTGTAAAAGAACCTGGCCAAAGTAAACAAGTATTTTTGGTAGGTTTAATTCTCATCTTTTGATATAAAAATTCAGTCTCTCCTCCCTCTTCAACATCATTCAAATATATCATCCATGCTATAGTCCTTACTGCATTATTCCATTGAGTGTTCTCTGCATGGAAAGCATGATAACCTTCAGTAGGATTTGTTTGTTGTAAAATAATATGTCCACTCATCCAATCCTCTCCTAGTTCTTTCAAATAAGGAAACTCTTCAAGGTACGAATCAAAACATCTAAGTAAACTATGATTAATCTCAGATGCTAGGTCTGGCCAGAATGGTTCAATCGCCATCTGTTTGTCAGTGCGATTGTTATGACGATTTGATTTCCAAGTTACTTGGTTGGTCGCTAACATAATTAAATTTGATAACAACTCATCACTTAGAGTGTTCTCATACGACCTAATGAATTCCATAATTTATGCGGGGCAAGTTGGAGGTGGAGGAAGTTTAGGAAAACGCAATCGCTTTTTCCATTTCTCTATGAAATCTTTTAACTTCTTATCCATAGTAGTTTACTTCGTAATCAAGACCATCATCTTCTGGTTGCCAATCAGTATCTTCTGGAAAGTCATAAGGACCGTCTAGTTTCTTTTGATGTTCTCTCTCATCTAGAACCTCATTGATAAGATCTTTTAATTCTACCTTGAGTGCGTCAGATATAATATTAATTTTCATAAGTCCTCTCTCATTGCTGCTGCTTCTAGTGTAGCAACCATTGCATTCATACACTCTATTAAGTCATCATATCCAAACGCATTAGTCAATGCATTAATCCTTTCTTTCATATCAGATGCTTCTGGATCTTCTGAAGATGCTAGACACAATCTTGTATAAAATGTTTTTTGTTTGTCAATAAGATTCTTACAATCTTGAATGTGTCCTAATTTTTCCTCTCTATCCATTATACCTAGACGTGATGTGTCTGATGCTATCTCTTGATAATAAGAGAAGATTGATTGTAAGTCTTGTTGAACTTGTTCTGATTTAAAAAAACTCATAACTTTGTTTTGATTGTATCTAAAATTATAGATTTATACTCTTGACAATTCAGTTTTAAAAATGGTTTATATTTAATCACTTTCATTCTTGTATCCTTCCAAATTGGATCTGTTAAAGTTTTATCAAAATTTTTGACAAATCCTAAACATGTTTCAAAGACAACTAATGTTTCTAATGATACATCCCCAGAGAGATAATATCTCATAAGTTTTGGATGTTGACCAGAGGATACACTGAATAGTTTTTCAAATTCTATTGAATATGGAAACTGATTATCATCAAGTAAAAGATTTACATCTTGTTTAAATTTATAAGTGAAAGACTCTTGATGTATTTTCCATTTATTATAGGTATCCTCACTAAAAGATCTGAGATAACCCTTAGGATTGTTTACAAAATTAGCAACGAAATAATGTAAGAGTTTGTTTCCTGTATGCTTCGTTGCTAATTTCTTAAAGAAATAACGGTCTTGTCTTTGTTCAAATGATTTTTCATTTGCACGTACCTTTCCATTATATTTGTAGTAATCATAATCTGGTTTAGTGAAGTGTTGTTTGAGTGAAAGATACATTTTATACACTTCAAATCCAGTCACAATGGCAAGACTCCTTTGGATGATGCTTTCATATAATTTAAACGCTGTGCCTCATGACGCAGACGTTCTTTCAATGGTTTAGAAATCAGTTTAGGAACTGTCTCTACTTCGATCTCATTCTCTTGACAGTATGTAACTACTGCTTCGATGTATGTAATGAGACCATTACTTTTTTTAACTAACCTTTCTATCTCTTGTGAGAATTTAGTAGGTGTAAGGAATTTATCCTCAAGTTGTTCTTTAGGCATTTCTTCCCCTAACAAATTCTTCGATATAGGATTTAAGTAACTGTAAATAGTCATCAAGATTGTACTTCTCAAATACTTGAATAGATCCTTCTTCAGTGGCGATAAGTGTGACAATTTTCTTAACCTCAATTCCAGAACGTTCTAGGAACATCGCTGCGTATGCAGTTTCTTGAACAAAATAGTTCTCGATGTATGATTCCTGCTTTTCTTTAGTGGACGTTTTAAAATCGATTACTGCTAACTCGCCATTGAATTCAGCAATGCAATCTACTCGACCTGCCAAACCAAGATAGTGTGAATAGAGAAAAGTCTCTAGACAATGTATCTTATTAATTTTGTTTAGTGTAGATTTTGCTGCTTGAAACATTCTAACAGATAATGGATTATTTTCCAAGTATCTGTCAAGATTAAGTTCTCCTTTGAAATAATCTTCTGCAATGTTATGAAATGCTGTTCCTCGTTGAGTTGCTCTAGCAGTAATACGATTCGCCTCGTCCTCACCTATTTTGGTTCTCCATTCTTTGAAGAACTGTGCGTTCTTAAACGATGTGATTGAGGTTACGCTTGGATAATATTTAGATGCACCAGGAATTGGATAGAAACGTACCCCATCTTTACTCACTGGTTCGACATCAACTGTAATGTCACCAACATCAACGAATTCAAACATTAGAAACCAAGATTATATTTTGAAAGGAGATAAGATTTAACAAGTCCTGAGCGAACGATGTCATTGATATCAAACTCAATACATGAGAACTCA